TGTTGATACGCTGCTGCCCTGCGAGTTTATCCGGCGCGTTGGTTCAGTGTACTCGCGGTGCGCTACAGGAAATGCAAATGTAACAGCAATCGCGTCTGCTGCGTCAGGCGACGCCAGCCCGCGCGACTTCATGTCCTTTTTGCTCTCCAAGAAAATCGTGCCTCTTGAGTCAGGCTTCATCATAGGCGAAATCAAATCCGTTTTCAAGAACCTGTCGTTCGGAATGCTCGCCGTCTTGAGCCACTCGCGCATGTCTCCCCACATCTGCGCCCTCATGTTGCCGTACATGATCGGATTTTTTGCTTTATTCCCGAAATTCACACCTTTGATTTTGTACCGCTGCTCCTTCAGCCGATCCACGATGCCAGCACCCAGGCCACCTTCGTCGATCACCACCAGCGTCGGCTTGAACTCGTCAATCGCTTCGATCACATGACCGACCACCGTCATGGTGTCGTCGCCCCTGTGCCGCATGATCTTCACAATATCGCGCCCCTGCCGCACCGCGATGACCGTAGCGTCCGCGCCAAATCGCGCCGGATCGACCCCAATCACTATCGGCGCTGACTGATCCTGATACTTCGTCCGCTTCATGGCGTCGTCCACAATGTCAGCCCCGATGAACTGGTCATCGCCTGCGTTGGGGAACATGCCGTACACCTCAACGTGCGCCTGCGCCGAGTCCGGCCCATATTCGGCAATGATTCGCTCGTAAACCTGTTTGTCGGTGCCTTCTACCGTTCTGGCGTCCACGACGCGGCTTTTCCAGAACTCCCGCTTGCTGTTGAACGCTTCGTAAAAGTACCCAGTGTTGCGGCGCGGGTTGGAAAAAGCCAGCCAGAAGCGATTTGGCGTATTTTCTGTGAAAAAACCGCCAGTAACGGCCCAAATCGAGTCGTCAATACCGCTTGCCTCGTCAAAAATCACCAAAACACCGTCAAAATTGTGCACACCCGCGTACGCATCAGGGTTTTCCGCTGACCAGAGCCTGCCTTCCACGCCCCAGTACCTGGTGCCCTTCTTCAAGTCGCGCTCGACCAGCTCGGTCAGCCACTTGGCGGGCATCACTCGGGTGGCTGACACCTCAAACCAGTGGCTGTTGATCGACATCGCCAGCCATTTTGTGATTTCGGCCCAAGTGATTGACCTCAACTGGGACTCCGAGTTGGCCGATATGATGGTCGTCGAGCCGATCCTTGTCGCCAACATCCAGATGGTGACCCAACTGACCAACGCCGACTTGCCAATACCACGGCCAGACGATATTGCCTCTTGCAGCACGTCAAAGTCTAGCTTTTTCTGGTTGAGTCGGATGTGCTCCGCAATGTCCAGCAGCACTTCGCGTTGCCAGCGGCGCGGGCCGCTGAAGTTCTCCAGCGGCGTACCTTTGACGCCCCAGGGAAACGCAAACATCACAAACGCCAGCGGGTTGTCCTTGATGGCCGGACTCCAAAGCCTGGCCATAAGTTCTTGTTCGTCTTCAGCGCTGTATATGGTGTTCTGCATTTAACTTTGGTTGTAACGTAGGACTTGGCTCATGGGCGATTACATCAATGACCCGTGACTCGGCTTGGCGTAGCGCGCCGATGATGCTGATGCGCTGATCGACATCTATGCTGATGGACTGCTTGGCCACCCAGCCGTGTGAGTGTTGCAGGATCGCCAGCGCCGCTTTGGCGTCGCCTTCCTTGGCCGCCTTGTGCAGACACAGCGACATCTCCAGTTCGCCGTCGGCTTTGCCTTTTTGCGCTGCCATGTCTGCAACGGGGTCTAACTCGCACAGTTGCCGGTACTCGGTCGGCAGCATGCCGGAAGCCAGGGCCAATGCGTCGCCCTTGAGCCCCAGCTTGGCGGCTTCGTAAATTTTGTTCAGACGCGCTTCGGTCGCAACGATCTTGCGCGGCTCAAACGGTAGGCTGTGAAACGTCATGTGCGCAAGTGTAAATCATGTGGGTCATGTGGGCAATTTTAAAAAATAAAAAAATTGTTTGTGAAACCTCCGTCACCGTTGGGCCATGACGGCGGGCCCTACCCCTCCCCCTCAAGTTAGTGAGCACTTACATACAAGCCCTAAATTAGTAAGCACTTACATACACCTGGAAGTTAGTGGCCACTAACATATAGATTTGACAAGTGAGTACACACTAACTTGGTGATGTTAGTGGTCACTTACTTAGTATGTAGTACTATAGTTTATGGACACTATGGACAGTTTGGACAGGCATTTTAAGTCGGTCGCTAAACGTGATCCTCAACCTACTGTATAGCTATATAGTATTACTATTTTTGTTTGCTTTATATATACCTATTTTATTGTCCATATTGTCCATAAACCCTAAAATAGTCAGGCCGTATATAGCTTTTTTATGGACAATTCGCGCTTGTTTTCCCTTGTCCATACATTACCCTAAATATCCATGCAAACTGACGCTAACCTTACATCTATTTGTAAGGAATTGTTTTACATAGGGTTTTTAGTCGACATCGTAAGTGATTGTTTTACAAGACTATTTTAAAAGCTGGCACGATTCTATTATGTATATATAGAGAGCATCTAAAAATATGCTCTTATTCAGTCAACTAAACCAAAGGAAAATCATCATGAAATCAAACCGCGCCGAGTACCTGAATTTTTTTAGCAACTGGTTGCACTACCAGTTCCCGCGTAATTCTGACATCGTGCATAACGTGTTAATTACTCGTGAAGTGCAAAAGATCGTAGACAGCGACGAGGAGGCCGCGTATTGGGGTGACAGAGACTGCTGGACAATGCACGACATAGCCAACAAGCAGATTCAAAGCCGTGCCATTGAGGGAGTGACAGCATGAACAACATATATAAAATTATTTGCTGGCATAACTCAGCGACTGAGGGCACGCATCAGCGCGTGCTATTCAGCGCGAAAACCTTAGCTAAGGCATTGCGCGACTTCGACCGCTATATGTCATTACCTGAGCGCATGCGCTCATTCAACAAACATAATCTGATTCAGTTGCACCATATTGATCGTGGTGTTATCGCGTCGATTGTGCATTGACAATGCAACTGCTAGCCCTTGTCTGAGGGCTAGCGGGTGACTTGTCACCGATTCAATTCAATCAACTAAAGGAAAATCATGCAACGCAATTTAGATAATTTGATTCATAACGCTAAATTTTCAGAGGGCACGTTTGCCCTGAATGACGCGCAAAAGGCTGATATTTTGGCTATGGTAGGCAAAGGTTGCCGTGAAAATACAAAAGCAAAGCTAGCCCGTAGGCTTGAAATACCCTTAAGCTGCTGGGAACGCTACGGCATATATTCGCGCATGACGCTGAGTGATACGGGCGCGAACTATATTTGCGGTCAATCATGGAATGACGAAATGCGAACCCTCCGCGAATGTATTTTAGGATGAACAGCATGACTTACGAAGTACAAACCCGCATATACCCAAACCAATGGGAAAATGTTTGGACGGATAGTCTGGACGACATCCTCGTCACCTTTGCAACCCGCGAAGCCGCGCAAGCCGAACTAGACGAGTATCTATCGGAAGCGGCCTATGCCGTGAAAGCCGGATATTTAGAAGATTTCAACCCCGAAGATTATCGAATCATTGAGGTGACAGCATGACAACCCGCCAAGTTCTTGACGCTATCGCGTTTGCCTTTTTCCTCGCCCTTCCCTTTGTTTTATATTTTTGGAGTATGAAATGATTGACATTAAAACACTTGACAGATCAGACCAGATCAAATTGATTATGGAATTAGAACGGGCTTTGGGTTGGTATCCCGTTGTTACTCTTGACGTAGAAGACCTACGCGAACGGTTTGTAGACCAAGAGTTAACCATACCGCCTGATGCGGTATTGCATCAAGCCTGTGCTTATGTATATCGTAAAAATGACGAAAACAGTAACGATTTGCTTGACTGGGCGCAAGAGGTTGCAGAAGAATTATTGTCAAAGGAGCAAACAGCATGATCGAATTCACACACGAAACTACACGCTATAAAGTCAAGCCGGAAAACGCTCATGCTATCCGCGCACTGGCGGCAAAGCCGCCAAAGATCAAAATAAAAGTCGACGCTAAAAATAACAGTATGAAAAGGGAATACCCCATATTTCAAGCTGGAATGACTACGGAAGATTATCTGAAGTGCTTTAACGCGCTCAACAGCCGCATTCACTTGATGGAATGCGACTACACCTATGTAGATCGCGCCGCGCCTATGTTGGACGCTACTCAGCCGGAAGTATGGGAAGAGGTGGATGAGCATTACATTGAGGATATCAAGCCCGCAAAGAAGTTGACAACCCGCGCGGCCTTGGTTGCCCTGATTGAAGCCTGTGAAGAGGGCGACCCTGAGCGCATCGCCGCCGCCGTCATCCGCGCAAGGGGGACGCTATGAAAATGAAGAATCTAATACTGGACGCACCGCCGTGTGAGCCGCATTATCATGAGTACCACTACGATCATGAGGATTCAGGATATACCCTTGTCTGCCACCTTGAGTACGACGACGGCATACCGGAAGAGGACATAGACCCTCAAATGACGTTACTCGCCGCCTATGTCGGCGGCGTGGATGTCGCGCCGCTATTGCATTTCAAGTTGATAGACCGTATTGAAAATATGGCCTTGGAGTCGTGTTAGCCATTTGCGCGGCCTTGATAGCCGCTATACTAGCTGTTCTGCTTGGTCTTTGAGCAGTTGCCTAAACTTAACGAGCCCCTGCAAAGGGGCTCTTTTTTTATGACTCGACCATATTTCGCAGTTCTGATTTCGTGGCCTTCGCCAGATCAGGGGCGCAAAAGATATGTTTTTTAGTGTCGTGCAGTGACGACTTAAGACGACCGCAGTCGATCCAGTTAGCCTCCTTCAGCGCGTGTAATAACGCGGCCTGCACGATCTTGACACCCCCAGGCGCGTACCCTTGCAGACGGTCGCAGACACCGTGAAAAGGGGACGCAACGACACCACGGGAGAATTCACCGACACGGCGGCGCATTTGGTCAACCAGAAACGACTCGGCGGTGCTCATGCCATGCTCGACCATGATCAGTTTGGCTTCGGTCACTGGCGGCGGCGCGGTCGGGTTCCAGTCGGACACGTCACGGGTGTGCAGGTAATGGGCGACAGCCTCAAAGCCGCCACGGTGCTGGTAAAAATTCCATAACGAGACGGCCTGAGCCTCTGCTAGTTTAGGGGCAGCGCACCAGATCACAAACCACCGGCGATCTTCGCTAGGCAGTGAAATGGCCACGCGCTCGTTAGAAAATGCGATCACGAAAACCCGATTCAGTGCCATGTACGGGTGCAAACCCTTACGGTTGACCATCAGCAGCTCAGGCGGCGCGGCGATGATGGGCTTCAACGTATTCTCCAGCGCGCGGCGGTCTTTGGCTTCTGCTTGGCGTAGCTCGGCGATCTCCATGACTTCGCATTCCAGCGCGTAGCCCCACTGAGACGATAAGTCCTCGTTCTTGACCAGCGAACAGTTGGCCTTAGCATCTCCACCTATAGCCCAGAAAAACGGCGCAAACAAAGTGTCCTTGCCCGACCCATGATTACCCCCCATCAGGATGGCGTGGTTGATCTTGTGGGCAGGGAATTGCACCTTGTGCGCCAGTGCGTTCAGTAGGTGCTCACGCTCGAAGGGCTCGGGCACCATGCGCTCGACGTGCGCCAGCCACAGGCTGACGTCACCGGCTTTCGGTGCTGGGCGGGCGTCACGCCAACGGTTGCCGTAGACCATGCCGTCACGGGCGACCAGAATAGTGGCACCGGCGGCGTAGGTGATGCCTGCCAACGACTTGGCACCCTTGGCTTGGCGGTTCTCATCAAAGCAGTGCGACGCCTCAATGCGACGCTTGCTGTTGTGAATCGACTTGCAATCTATATGCCGAAACAGGGCGTTAAACGTGTTGCGGGCGATCTCACGCCGGTCGCTCAGGTCGAAGTAGCAATCATCTGCTTGGACGTAGGCGAACCGCTCGTACCACTCGGCCTTCTCAATGCGGCCAAGCTCTTTGCGCTCGACCTCGGCCACGATCTTGGCCGCTTCGTTCGGGTATTCAATGGTCGGCGTGAGCTTGGACAGCGCAGAGTTCATCGCCTGCGCCAGCAGCTCCTCACGCAGACCAGGCGTGTGGGCAGGGCCATCGTTGTCGGTCACCCATTGCAAGAACATGCGGGAATCAAAGTCCACGCAGTGCGAATGCAGGCAGCAGTATGCGCGGTTGGCGGGCATGTACCGGCCTTCGGGGTTACCGTCGGTATGCTCGGCACTATTGGGGCAGATCACGCCAGCCCAGCCCTCGCCATTGGGTCGGGACAGCAGCAGACCCTGCTCGGACAGCCACGCCATCACGTCATCGGCACCATCGTCCGACAAGCGGATCGGGCGCAGGGTCAGCGAATCGGCTTCGACGGGCGTGACACCAAGCGCGCCGCATATTTCGGGCAGCGTGAACTCACGGTCTGGGTGAAACTCGACCAAGCGCGACTCAAACAGGTTGCGCTCGGGCTTCAGGTTGACCGAGCCAGGCAACCGGAAGTTGCGAACGGGGTTGCAGGCACCAGGGTCGGTATAGCCCGCGTCGGCGATGGCGCGGATGGCTGCGCTGAACTCGGCTTTGGTTGGTTGGTCGCTGAAGGCGTAACCCCACTGAAACGAGCCAGGCGACGTCTCCATAATCCACGTCGGGGCGATGGGCGGCACCTTGGACTTGGTGCCGATGTCGTCCAGCATCATGACGAGGATGTACTCGCAGTTGGCTGCGGACGCTGACACGCGGCCATCGGTGAACCGGTCAACGACAAAGCTGGCGGTGTTGGCGTACCACGCTTGGCCAGCCTTAGTGCCTTTGGTCGGTAGGTGCGCTGGCCATGTGCATTTGACTGCGCCATCGGCGTGCAGTTGTATTTGACCGTCTTTTAATTGTGGTTTTTGGTGCACAATAAGTGCGGTCTCGCCAGCAGGGGCGAGTTTTGTGATAAAGTCCAGAAATTCCAAGTTAGTGCTCCAGTTAAAGCCCGCCTGCCAGCGGGCTTTTTTATTTGCCGTATACCGACATGATCGCTACCTCTGCGCCAAGGGGTAAACCCTTAGCCCATTCGGGTGGCGTACACATCACCTCTTCGAGCCGCACGGCCATCTCTTCAGGCCGGTCGGTTTCCAACACTATCTCGTCATGCACATGCAGCACCACGTCATCAAGCTGGCGCAGCGAATGGCGCAGCAGATCGTTGGCGGTGGCTTGGGTGATATTTTCACACGCCAACCCTTTCCAAAGCCTTGCGCGTGGCCATTCGGTCGCGTCTGCTGCCGGTTTCCAAGCCGCCTTGGCGTACGTCACGCCGTCGGCTTCCAGCTTGGCAAACGGGTAGCACAGGACGCGGCCGGAGGGCAGAGCGTACCAGAGATGCTGACCATCATATAGATAGGTAACCCGCCCCACGTTGAACTCATGGCCTTTGTTTCGCATGGCACGGGTGTAGGCTTCTTCTAGGCTCTGCCAATAAGGTACAGACCACGGATTTGCGCGGCGCCAAGCATCCACCATGCGCTTGGCATCTGACTCGGGCAGGTGCACACCATAGGCGCGCCCCATCGCGGCAAAGGCACCAACGCCACCGGCAAAGCCGCAGGCAAGCTCTTGAACCTTGCCAATCTGGCGTTGCTCGCCGGTGACCTGATCGACTGTCACGCCAAAGGTGGCTGAAGCGTTGACCTTGTACACGTCCTCGCCTTGGGCGAAGATGGCCAACTTGCGCTCGCCTGCGGGGCAGTTCGACAGCCACGGTGTCGCACGGGCTTCGATGGACGACCAATCGGCCACTACTAAGGACTTACCCTTAGCCGGTATCAGTGCGGGCCTGAGCATTCCTTTGAGGACATCTGTAACGCGCTTGCCAAACTGAGGAACAATTGCATGGCCTCTGACCATTGCAGTTCTAACGTCTTCGGGCGATTTGGCGCACTTGCGAGTGAAATTGTGAACTTGGGCTCCATAGCTTGAGGCTCTGCCTGTGGCTGATCCTCCAGCGAATACAAAGGCTCCGCGTACTCGGTTGTCTTCGACATCTGCAAGAGATGCAAGGCGGCTAAACTTCGCAACCGAAGAGGCCCATAGGTCGTCCGCGCATTGGATGACCTCGGCAACAGCGGGCGGTATCTCATCTGGATTCTCCATTGCAAGCAGGTTGGCTCGCACAGTTTTGTCAATCGAATATTTCTTCTCGCCGTCCTTAAAGGTTTCCATCAACTTGAGCGCCTGCGGGCCAACACGGTCGATCACCCACTGGCGCATCTTAGGCGACCTAACGCTGGTGATCTCGCCTTCGGTCACCTCAGCCACGATCTGCTCAATCTCGATTAGCTCATCGCTGGCAAACTTGATGGCGGCGTTGCACAGAGGCACGTCCACCAACACGCCACGGTCGTTGATCCGCTCATTGACGTGGTAGTCGGCCAGCTCATCCGCTGACAGTGGGCGCAGGGCTTTGCTGATGGAACGCATAGCACGGACATCTTGTTCGCAGTATTGGATCATCTCAGCCATCAAGGCGGCGTCCTGTCGGAAGGTGCCGTCAGCCTGCGGGATCGACAGCAGACGGATCAACTGGGCACCTCGGTGGTCTTTCTTCATAGACGCGCCAGCAAACCGGCCAACGTCTTCCAGCGAGCCAGGCGCACAGTTGGCGCGGGCTTGTGTTGCGGTGCAGACAAACTGCTCCAGATTGAAATTTATCTGTAAAACGTACCAAAAGATCAGGCGCTCAAACGCCGCATTATGTGCGTAGATTTGGCCGGTGTACGACTTTACTTTCTCGGGAAAGGGTTCGGTAGGTATCCAAGTCACCACCTCATCATCGCCAAAAGCGTAAGACATGCACAGCACTTCGGTGCTGGCATCTTGCGCGTAGTTGTAAACGCCCGCAACCGTTAGGTTGCAGGCGCTACGGGTCTCAAAATCAACCCAAAGTGACATCAGGCAGACCGGCGACGACGACCTGCTGGCGCAGCGGGGGCTTCCTCAACCTTTGCAGGCTCAGGCTCACCATCCATGCTGACCCACTCAATCACCTCAAACACAGGCGTGTAAATCTTGCCGTAGCTCTTGTGGGCGTAGTGGTCTTTACGCAGACGCACGATAGCCACTGGCTTGGCTTGATCCTTATCGACCTGCTCGGCCAAGGCGACTGCGATGGACTGAACCGCTTTCTTACCGCCCACTGATGTGGTGGTGTAACGCGCTTCCATTCCCTTGTCTTCGCCGCTGATGCACTTCAAGCTCAGGCCGACCTGTGTCTCCCAACCCTTCTTGGCACCTGGGGGCGCTTCGTCGAGTTCGGGCAACGGCTGGCTGACACTGGCCATCTTCTCGGCCAACACCTCACCATCACCCCAAGCAATGAAGCCGTGGACAAAGGAGAAGGGGTTGATCGCCCACTTGCTGTCGTCTTCGACTTCGGTCTGATCGGCACCGAAGACCCAATGGCCAGTCTTATCCATTTTGAGGATAGCTGTACCGGCTGGGCCGACATCGGATTGGATCGCCCGCAGTGCGGATGACAGGGTGGAAACTGCGGGCAAGCCCGCTTGAGAGAACGCTACTAGATTGGACATTTGATTTTCCTTACTGAAGTTTAAGAAGGGCCGCAGTTAACTGCTTCCCGATTTGCAACACTGCTGGGCGCGGGTCATCCGCGCTTGCTAATGTTGTGCCTGAAGACACTGACACGACAAGATCGTCGGGCAATGTCAACTTGCGCTTTTTCAGCACCTTCTCCATTTGAGCAGGGCTGAGTAATTCTTTGCTGTAGATTTCAATAGGCTCCAAGCCTTTGCCGTCAAGCCAATGCACCACGTCTTTTTCTTCCGTCCACTGACGTGTACCACGCTTGGCCACCAGTTTATACCCAGGTACCGGCGCACCGCTGTCAAGGATTTGGTGCGCCAGCGCACGTAAGTCTTTGATCCAATCTTCCAATATGTCGGCGTTGGCCAAGTACGCGCCCAGCGTATCCACGTCGATCGCTTCAACTTGCGTCTTCAATGCGCGATCAACAGCGCCGGTCATCTGTGGACAGATCGGCTTGGCCGCACACCATCGGCAGTGGTCACCGATCTTGAGCTCGGCATTCGGTTGCTGGGCTAGCTTGACGGCCTTCACCAAGTCTTTCTCAAACTGAGCGATGCGAGCAGGTGTGGTCACCCAACGCTTGACCTGTGGCGGCTGCACGATCACCATCTCGATCTCTTCGGCATCCTTAAACGCCCACTTGGCTTCTTCGGTACGCATGGCCGCAGCGGCGTAGAACATGAGCTGTGGATTCTCCTCTACCTCAACAGCCACGCCGTCACCGAATTTCCAATCCAGTACGACAGCGCGGCTGCCAATGCGCCCAATGAGATCAGTGCTCCCAAAAACGCCAGGCAACAAATCGCCAAAGCCAACACGAGTTTCAGCTTCAATTTCCATCTCCTTGTTAGGGTCAATCACATCCAGCGCCGCCAATGCAGGCACCAGCTTGTTGTCGATCAAGTCAAGCGTCAGCACTTGGTCGTTGTAGGTAGTGCCGAGGAATTCTTCGGGGTGTTTGTCTGACATCACAATCTCTGCGATGACGTTGTGCAACAGCGTACCCTCATCGGCGTACTTGTTGCTAGGCTGCGGCGGCATCTTCTGCACCAAGGCTACAGAGCCTGGGCAGTTCATAACGCGCTTGGCGGTTGAGCCGCCGACTATCTTACTGTGATCCACTGAACTCTCCTTTAGTTAATTGAGACTGAACTATAGCATAGAAAATAAAACTGTGCTAAACTTTTTGACATGAAAGAAAAAATAGTTGAAAATCATTTCGTCTGGGCAGTTGAGCGCATCGGTGGCAAGACGTACAAGTTCACGTCACCTGGGCGCAAAGGTGTTGCAGATCGGATTGCATGTCTGCCTGACGGCAGCACATGGTTTGTGGAGTTGAAGACCAAAGGCGGCAGGCTGTCAGCGTTGCAGAAAATGTTCATGTCGGACATGGCGCTGCTGAATCAGAAGTACGCGTGTTTATGGACGATAGAACAAGTAGATGAGTGGATTAAAAGTGCAACTTAGACCATACCAAGACGAAGCCGCTGACTTCCTCTACGAGCGTGATCGGGCCATGATCTTGGCACCTGTTGGCGCTGGCAAGACAGCCATCACCTTGACGGCTATGCAGGCCATGCTGGCCAACGGTGTGGCCAAGCGGTTTCTTGTTCTGGCACCCAAGCGCGTCTGTACTGACGTGTGGCCAGTCGAGCAACCCAAGTGGGCACCGGCGACACCAGTGGCCGTGGCCGTGGGCACACCCAAGGAACGGCTGGCTGCGCTGCGCTCCAAGGCGCAGATTGTGGTTAGCAATTACGACAACATCCAATGGCTGGCCGAGCAAGAGTTGGACTTTGATGGCATTGTGTTTGACGAACTGACACGCTTGAAGAATCCATCCGGCACACGCTTCAAGGCGCTGCTGAAGGTGATCGACCCCATGACAATCCGCTGGGGCTTGACCGGCTCGTTCACCAGCAACGGTTTGGAAGATGTGTTTGGCCAGTGCAAGATCGTTGACCAGAGCCTGCTTGGTCGTTCCAAAGGCGCGTTCATGCAGCAGTATTTCGTGCTGATCAACAAGGAGTTTGGCGAGTGGGCACCGCGTGCCGGCGCGCTGGCCAACGTCATGACGCGCATCAAACCGGCTACCTACGTCTTGGAAGCTGGCGAGTACGCCGACAAACTGCCGCCGTTACATGTGATTGAAGTGCGCTGCAATCTGGAAGACCGCAAGCCCTACGAGAAGATGCGTGTGGATTTTCAGGCGCTGGATGTTACCGCTATCAACGCCGGTGTCGTCACCGGCAAGCTGCAACAGATGGCCAGCGGGTTTGTGTACGACACACGCAAAGAAGCCTCCGAAACACCTGGTAAGTTCATTGTCACCCAGACGCCAGTGTGGTTTAGCAGCCATAAATTTGACCGACTTGAGGAGTTACTGAATGAAAATCAAAGAGCAAATACGATCATTGCTTACACGTATCAAGAAGAGTTGGCAGAACTCAAGCGCCGTTATCCCCACGCCCAAACGCTTGACGACAAAGAAGCCATTCAACGCTGGAACGAAGGTAAGGTCGAGCTCCTACTCGTCCATCCAAAGTCAGCAGGACATGGGCTCAACCTCCAGTTTGGGGGTTGTCACATGGTGTTTCTGTCCTTGCCGTGGAGCTTGGAGTTGTACGAACAAACCGTTGGTCGTCTGCACCGCTCAGGCCAAGCACACAGTGTGTGGGTGTACGTCATGCTGACGAATAAGACTGTGGATGAAAAAATTTGGGGCGCGCTACACGACAAACGCGCCATATCTGACATTGCAATGGAGGAACTGAAATGAGTGTACGTTTGAACAATTGGAAGACACAGTTAAAAGCTGAAAAGTCTATCCAGAAAATTTACCAGCGAGACTTTAACGCCGCTTGGCGCAAGTTGAGCAAGAGCATGACGTTAGTTAAAAAACTGGAGGACAAAGTTGCAAATCACTTGGCGAAAATTAAACAGTGAGCTCAGGACTTTTGACGAACAAAAGGTTTTGGAGATGTTGACCCATGAACGGGCGAACGCCAAGCGTGTGGTGGTACTGGAGCGATTGCACCAACGCTACACCACGCTCAGGGCGTCCCGTGAACGTATTGAACTCTTGCAGGAGGCTAAACAACCATGACACAAGATGAAATCATTGAAATGGCTAAAGAGGCTGGTATGACACCAATGAAATTATTTGGTGCAACAAAATTTATTGAGGTTTGGACGCCAGACCTTTTAGCTTTTGCCAAGCTGGTAGCCGCCAAAGCCTCAGCACAGCGCACATGGGTAGGGCTGACGGATGAGGATTGGAAAGAAATTGAAGATATGCCCGACACCTTTGACCAAGGCGTTGCATGGGCGCAAGCCAAGTTAAAGGAGAAGAACACATGAAACCATACGGATACGTCTGGATTAAAGATAAGCATGAACCCAAATTCTTTTGGACAGAATCCCCTGCTAGGGAAATTCAAAAAAGTTTTGGTGGTGAAGTTGTGGCAGTTTATAAATGAAACTTAAAAACCATCCAGCATTTCCTACACCTGAGCCAAGAGACTCGGGTAGGGCTGGAATTACAACGCTCGACTACTTTGCTGCCAAAGCAATGCAAGCTCTTGTGGACACGGCACCAGATGATTTTGAGCTTGACTATGACGACATTGCAAAGTCAGCATACAAACAGGCAAAAGCCATGATGAGGGAGAGACAATCGTGATTGAAGCAATCAGAACATTCGTAGGAAAACTGCGCGGCCAACATGGTGATCGTAGAACAATCGTGGAGCAGGGCTTCGTGTGGCGCTGCACAGAGTGCAACCACGTTTTTCTAACCAGAACAACAGCGGAGCAGCACCCATGCCCAGACCAAAAACTGAACTGACCAGTGTGGCCAAGAACGTCGGTGTGCGGTTAATACCGGCGCACTACGCAGAGTGGAATCGTTTGGGCGGTGCCAAGTGGCTGCGCCAGATGTTGTCGCAAAGTATTAAGGAGAAGCGCAATGCCAGCGTTTGAAACATGGAGCCATGAGAACTTGGTCAAATTTGCTGCCGAAGCGTACGCCAAGATGCAAGAGCAAAACGACCAAATTCAGCAGTTGCAGAATGATCTTAAAGACGCCATCAAGGCGTACAGGGAAATAATGAAATGATGACGACCATCTTCATTCTGCTGTTAGGTGCCGCCATTGGTATTGGCGGGCTTGTCGCCTTCTTGCACTTCTTTGCTGATTAGACGTTGCGCTCGAAGTGCGGGCAGTCCACCAGGTTACTGAAGTGGCCTCCCCAGCGATTCTTCGGGTGCAACGATTCCCAGTACAGTCCCAATGGCTCAATGACTGCCTTGTCCCAGATGATCTTGCCGTCTTTGAAGAAGTTCAAATCAATGGCGCAACGTTTGAGGTGGATGCTGTTCATGGTTTTGGAGCGGCCGGTCTTGAAATAGATGGCTTGCTGCTCTGGCGTTCTGGACAGTTCACCGCCGGTCACGATAAACCCTTGCTCAGTGGCGTATTGGATCAATTTGCAAGCGTCCAACAGGAACGCAGCTTGTTCGGTGTTTAAGCTCATTTCTTCCTCATTTCTGCCAGTTTCTCAACAGTCCTGCCACCAAAGTAAGCGCCCATGATTAACATGCCCCAGTTGCCCAGCAGCGTGACGTAGGACTCATTGGCGTTCAACCCGTAGGCTGACATCATGGCGAACAAGAAGTAGCCTAGAAAGATCGCTATGAGGCTCATAGGCCGGATATTTTTGGACAGCCAAGAGTCAGATGCCATATCCGCTTCCCAGCGGTCTGTGATGTTGTCAGCGTCGTTCTGCGCGGCCTTGGCTAGCAGATCAAGCTCGGCCAGTTCCATCTTGGCTTTCTCAATACCCAGTTCCAGCAGGCGCTCTTCATGGTCAAACTGCAACTGGCGCAGTTTGGCCACGTCTTCCGGCGTAGGGTTGTCGGGTATCTTCACGCCCAAGGTGTTCTCAACCACTTCCTTGCCTTTGGCTTGGATGGCGCTGGAGAGCAGCCCCAGCCCGTTTTGGGCAAGGCTACCGAGGAGGGATGCGATTATTGGAATCATCTCGTTCTTTCTGTTCAATTTGTCGTCTGAGCTTTTCAACCTTCTCTACCTGCACCTTGACCTCGTGCTTGGCGTCCAAAATGTCTAAGTACAGGAACCCAAGCAAAGGCAACAACAGCCCTACGAGCACCACAGCGGCCACCCAGCCCATCATGTCTTCCCCCAGCGACTGACGAGGAGAAGCCACAGCCACAGGTACAGGAGGAATATAGAAGTCACTACCACTGCCCCCAGTTTTAACCGTAGGTTTCTTTCCTCCTCTCGCCGTTGCCATTGCGCTTGCCTTTCTTGTGAAACATTTGCAAGTCTGGCTTTCTCCTGTTGCTCTCGTATGACACCGCGCATTTCATACGTCTGGGTGTACAGGTCAGCAAGCCCAGGGGTCTGGTACACCATGATCTCTCGGATCGTCACATCCAGTTTGGCCATCTCTTGTTGGCACATGATCCGGTTCATCGCGGTTTTCATTTGCTCGGCGTTGGTGACGTTTGGATCATAGACTTTTGCCTTTGCTTCCTCTGCCCTCAAATACTCGGTTAGCTTGTCTTGCAGCGTCCAGAACTTTGTCAGCTCGGCAACGATGTCTGCCATCGCTTGTGACTCGTTGTAGTCAACGAATTTCTCTGCCTTTTTCGCCACAGGCTTGGGGCTGGCTGGCGTGGCAAATAACCGTTGCCACCATGATCTAACGGCTTGGGCGTCAGACGCAATCTCTGTAGCCGTGTTCTTAATCTTGAGAAAATTAGACTTGCTCTGCTTGTACAGGTCGCACAGTTTCGTAATTCCCTGAACACAGGAATTCGCAGCAATGAGCAAACTGATCGGATCAATCTAGAGCCCCAGTATTTTTTTTACGAGCTCGCCAGCGAACCCTGGGCCAAGCAGCACAGCAGCGATCAGCACGTAGAGCAGGTACTCAATACGCGTCATGCGCTTGTCGCCATCGATGAATGACTTCTCAATAGCCGCGTAGCGTTCAGAACAAACAGCTTCATGCACGGCAAAATCTATTTCAAGTTCTTCGTTCATTGTGTTAGCGCATTCTGGTTTTGTTGTGCTGGTACAAGAGCGTTTTGTGTTTGTGTAATGATGTTTAGCTTGGTAGGGCTCAATTGATTTTGAGCTTGGCCAAGCGCCCTGAGTACGTCAATCCGTTGAGATGCGGGGACTTTACCAAGAAGATCTTTAAAGTTATCCGCAGACGCAAATCCTTTTTCAAGTTCTTTCAGCACACCTGCACTCATTTTGCCTTTGAGAATGTCAAGCACTTGATTTGTCAAAGTAACTTTGACGTCCAGAAAACTTGGCAAGCGGAACTTGGATTGGTTAGCGTCCATGATTATTTTCATGGCGTCTGCGCCTTTTTGCGTCTGACTAACGACCTCGGCGTTGCGTTTTAATTCAGACTCAACGCCTTTGACCACGTTCATTTGTTGCGGTGACAGCACTTGACTCAAGTCAGAATACCGCGCTTCGCCAGTTGCTTTTTTTAGCAGTGCCGACTCACCACGACCCAAGGCGTTCATAAACGGCCCAGCACGTTCGCCAACGCCCAGCGGTTGCTCAAGCACGTTTGTCATGGCACCCAAGACTTTGGCTTGATTAACTGGCGGCGATGCAGCAGCAAACATCTGTTGAGCTCGTTCATACCCAGGCAACGCTTGTTCAATTGTTTTCTTGACGTCAACCAAATTTTTGACAATAAACTTATTGTCTTTGCTTGAAATCAAGTCTTTAATGTTGTCCAACACTGAAGATACTTGTTCTGCGCTAGTACTGGCTTCCAAACCTGTTTTTACTTGGTTTAATGCAGACACAAGTTTGGTATTGCCAGGGTTTGCGGCTAAAAGCGCGTCTATTTGTTGTGTCAACGGCGCAGTATTGACCGCTGTAGTAGGTTGAGTAGCCGCCTCGTACATTGGTTTAGATAAGTTTGTCCGCGCTGTTTCTGCGGCTTGCAAATCAGGCGTCACGGCTTTTAACCGCGCCATTCGATCAGCTTCTTGTGCCTGTTGCACAGACAAAGCGCGGCCAGGTGCAGTCTTAGCTTGAACAGTTTCGCCAAGATATTGAACTTGTGGTGACGTCACATCAGCCAAAGCCTGCCGTACTGTCATGCTAGGTTGCGCGTTGGCCAAGGCATTTTGCGCCGCAGCTAAATTTTGCGGCGTTCTGCCTTCTTCGGTTAGCGCGTTGCGAACAATAGTGCCCGCACGATTTGCCGCACGATCGCCGGTGATTGCGTCGATCACATTTCCCGTGCCTTTGGCACCCAAAGCCAAACCGTATCCAGCAGCCGAAGTAACTGGTGTTACTGGATTAGTAAACTTACCAACGGTGCCCATCACTTTTGATACGGCGGGCGCTACACGAGCCGTTGCTGATGCGCCGCCGGTAAACAATGTAGACAGGTCAGCCGCTGCGCCAACAGGGTCAGTCGCCAAAGTATTTTTTAGCGCCTCAACGCTGCCGTAACGGTCTTTAAACATACCGCCAACAGCATTAGCTGCATCAACAGCACGTTTGGCTGCTTCAGGGTTGTTGTCAATTTGGTTGACCATATCGACCAAATCTTTAGGCAATAGCTTTTGCAATGCGCCCGCCCCAACATCCAACACACCAGACACTGTTTGCACGGGGTTTGTAATTGCGGTTACCAAACCTTTGTAAAAACTGGACGCGCTTGATGGAAGATTAGCTAAGGCTTCGCCAGGCACATTGGAAAACGATCGGCGTTGCGTAGGAATGCCGCTACTGGTTTCCATTTCAAAGCCAGGTGGCAGTTTCATATCCGCAGGTTGTTGCAGCGGTGCAGCTTGCTCAAGTTCAAACCCAGGTGGTAAAGGCATTATTTAGCTCCTGCTGGTTTCCAAGTATTGCCGCCATCAGTAGACTGAATGCGTTCGCCTGTTTTTGGATTTGTTGCGTATATCGCAGGCGGCGCTTCTACCCGTTTAGGCACGCTAATTGGTTGGGTAGAAAGCCCCGTACCTTCAATTGCTGATTTAGGCATTTGAGTAACTCGTGAATTCCATACTTCAGCACTTTTTTCAGCGGCTTTGCGCGATAAGGTTGCCAATCTTTGTAGTGTTTGAGCGTTAAGCGTAATGCGACCACCTTCAGCATCTTGCAAAAACTGCAAATCTTTATCGGTAAAGCCCGCGCCACTTCCAAGCCCTGAAGATTTAACCGCGCCCAACGTATTTTTTGCCAACCCAGAAATAAGACTTTCAGTGTTTGCAATTTTTTCATCGTTGCTTGCGCCTATTACATTCAACCCCCGCGCAATGTTAAGTTTGATGTCGGCGGCTGAACCTGTAAACACATTACCTTGTTTCAAAATATCCAATACGCGATCAGCATTTGCAGCCAGTTCAGGCGCTTTTTCAGCCGTGGTCATCTTGGCAATGTCAGTATCTGCCATTTTGTTTGCAAATTGCTCGCTGTATTTTCTCTCTGTGCTGACGTTAACAGGCACATTAACCGTGGTCTTAGGTGCTTGCAAAACTTTAAATTGTTCAAACGAACCTTTAAATCCGCCACCTTCTGGCGTCTGAGCAAACTTATACTCTTGCACCATAGTTGGCGGCAATTTGTCTTTGACTCGTTGCTCAAGAGACTTTGCTAACTCGTGCTCGCCAATTGCGTGAAGTTGATCAATCTTGCGGTATGTGTTTTCAATTTCGTTTGCCGCAGTAGAAACCGGCGCAGCTAACGCATTTCGTGTGGGCATAACTGGTTTGTAAGACGTCGGTGCCAATTGATTGGCCGCCGGTACAGGTGTAGCAGGTGGTAATGCTTCACCTGGCGCAGGAAGATTTCTTGTCTCTACAAAAGGTGCTTGCGCTGTTACCGGCGCTTCCAAAGCAGCTTGACGACGCGCGTTACTATCACCAGCGGCGCTTAGGGTTGTATTATCATATGCAGGCAGATTAGAAGCAGAAGGCGCGGATGGGGCCTCAGCAGAAGGCGGGGGATTAAACTGCTCTGGTTCAATCCCAAGAATTCTGGATACTTGACTTTGACGGTCTAGTGCTTGCTGACCTTTAAGCCCAATATCCATAAAATGTGGAATACCAGAATCCAGCATATCTTGAAAATTTTTACGCAGGTTGCCAGATTTACCGTTAGCAATAAACGATTGCTGCATCTTGGCCAAAGCATCACGCTCGCGTGTGGCTTGTTCAAGTTGCATTTGCGTATGCTGCTGTTGCAAACCACCCATAGCCAACTGCTGTTGCGCCAACTGATTGCGTTGCGTTTCTTGCTGGCCAGCCAATATGTTGCCCGCAATATTAACGGGCTGAAGCATTCCAAAATCAAGTGCCATGATGTGACCCTTTATTATTTTCCATAGTAACCGCTGTATTGTTCGGGGCTTATGTTGTAGCCCGCCGCACCGCTACCACCACCACCGCCACCAAACAAACCACCAAAATTAGGGTTAGTCTGACCGTACAGTTTGGCAATGTCGCCGTAAGACGATGCTCTAGCTTGTGATCCTGCCAACAACGCATTGCCTTGATTGACACCCTGTTGCATGTACGCATTGCCTACGTTACCGGCCATGTTTGAGCCAGCAGTACCTAATGTATTGGCGGTAGTTTGGCCAAAACCCGTAAGGGACTGCAAAGGTTGCAAACGGGCTGCACGCTCAGTCTGATACCGATTGAAAGCATTCATGTATTCTTGCGAACCCATTTCTTGACCGTAACGTTGCGCGGCTTTTAAAGCCCCGCCGGAAATCAGACCACCACGGGCTGCCGCAGATCGGTCAAGCGCCTGCTGACCTTCTGACAACCGAAATGCGTAGCCTGGGTCTTGCTGGAATTGTTGGGGGCCAAAATTTGTGTATTTGGAAGCAGCCACCAGTTCCGGCAGCGCGTTAACGCCGACATCGTAGAACGGCTTTTGCATCGCCAACTGCTTTTCATATTGCTCGCGTTGGAGTGCAACGGCGCGGTCAGAAGCTGCACCGGCGGTATCTGCGGCTGACCTCGCAGCGTCGCCTTGCATTTTGCCGCCGATTAGGCTGGCTGCTGCGGGGATGATGAATGACCAAGGCATAATTTACTCCTGTAGGCTTAACGCCAGTTCTTGCATTTCTTCTACGTTGCTGGGCACAATCAGCACTTTGTCAACTTCATCTTCATCTGTGCAGTCAGTGGCGTGTACGCAGTACCAAACCACGTCTGTGAGCGATTTTACGCCGTGATGCTTACCTGCGGCAATAGTCAGGCAGGCAGGTGCTTCAACGACTGATCTGACCCCATCCACAAGCAATTCAACCGACCCGCTGGCCAAGATGGACAGGTGGTCATGTTTGTGGGCGTGTTGCACCAAGACGTACCCCGCCGGTATGCGGGTTTCTTTGGCGTACACGCCCGAGCTAAAGTGGTGGTGGATCATCAATTATTCCAAAAGAAGAATGTTGTTAGGTATGTATTGTGTCACCAGCCAGTTCGTGCCGTCAGACACCAAAGTCGTCTGGTCGCCCGTGCTGGCCAACAGGATGGACGTTGCCGCAGCACCGCCGGTCAGAGGCACCACGTTTGACGACGCTGAGACAACCGTCTGAGCTTGGTAGTTCAAAAACCGTAAAACCCGACCTGACCAACTTGAAGCTGCTGGCAGAGTCACCGTGCAGGTCGAGCCAGTCTTGTTGTTAATTAACCAAATGTCAGTTGCTGCAACCGTAAAGTCAGCGGTCTTGGTAACTGGTGCTGAAACACCTTGATAATCTGTGTTGGCAGTAGCTGCTGAAATTGCCGTGCCATTGCCCTTAAGAACGCCTGTTACGCTGGTTGTCAGGGTAATTGCGGGTGTGGTTGTGGCAGTCGCCACCGTACCGGCAAAGCCGTTGGCAGACACCACTGACACGCTTGTGACCGTGCCGCTGGTTGCTGGCGCTGCCCAAGTAGGTGCGCCGCCAGTGGTAGCCGTCAACACTTGGCCTGTCGTG